TGGTGCATTACAAACAACAATGGATGAACCAATTAACCCTCCGGATGAACCGATTGATAATTCACAAGGTGACTTTGATCGGATGCCAGAACTTAATGAATCGACAGAATTACACAGAATACTGCAAATAGCTCAATGGAGATAAAAATGAGAAAAATTACAGAAAACGCACTCTTATATAGAGTAAATCAGTTAAGAGAAAAAATGGCAATGATGGAAGCCCCATTAGATCCAAATCGTAAAGATCCTTGGAATTTGTCAAATCCGCAGGCTGATATACTTGATCAGGTAAACAAATCAAAGATACCTAGTAACACTCCCGTTACTCAACCATTAAATCAACAATCAACTACACCTCTTACACCACCAGTTAAGCCGCCGGTTACTCCAGTTAAGCCGCCGGTTACTCCTGTAACTCCGCCAGTTACTCCTGTAACTCCGCCAGTTACTCCTGTAACTCCGCCGGTTACTCCTGTAACTCCGCCAGTTACTCCTGTAAAACCATCAACTGCAGACGGTAGTGATTATGGAAATATGCCAACAAACAACACATCAGTAAATCCTAATGACGGTAGTGATGCCGGTAACGCACCGTCAAACAATCCAGAGATCGGTGCTCAATTCCCAAAAACTCCTGCAGAAATTCAAGCGTTCCAAAAAGCACACGGATTAAAAGTTGACGGGTTAATTGGTCCTAACACACTTACTGCATTAGCTAAAGCAGGTCTTCAACCACCGGCTGGATTTAAAATGGCAGGTGCTAAACGACCTGCGCCAGCTCCACATCCAGTACAACAAGGCGGAGCGGCTAAACCAGCAGCTAAACAAGGCGCAGCTCCAGGTACTGTAGGTTATGTTGATCCAAAAACTGGCGCAGTATCATCAGGTGACGAAGAAAGAGACGAAAGACTTGCACAATTTGGCCAAGTTGCACAAATGACTCCTGCACAACAGCACATGTTTTACCAAGGTGCTGCCGAGCAAGACGCAGCTACAGCAGGTACTGCTTCTACAGGTCGTCAAGGTACAAAGGCAGATTTGGATCAAATGTATAAAGCATTTGGTAATCAAACTGCACCAGCAAAAACTGCACCTGCACAAACTGCAAACCCATACAGTGCAGCACTTCCAAATATGCAAATGGCAGAGCATGTTTCATTTGGTCAAGATGATAGTTTAGCTAGAATTATGCAATTAGTAAAATGGTAAAAAGAGTTTGAAAAATTGAAAGATTTTTCTTGCTTATATAAATAATAGAGTATATAATACGAACATACTTTAAAAGTAAGGCAACTTATATACAGTATAAAACATAAAAAACACACAGGCTATATAACACACAGAGTAACATCTGTGTGTTAACTCAAAACACAATAGGATATTAAAATGGCAACACTAGCAGAAATCAGAGCAAAATTAAAAGCGGCAGAAACACGTAGTACAGATAGCAACACAGGCGGTGATAAATCAATTTATCCTTTCTGGACTATTAAAAGTGGTGGCGAAGCAACTTTTAGATTCTTACCAGACGGTAACGCAGATAACATGTTTTTCTGGGTTGAACGCAACGTAATCAAATTACCTTTCGCAGGTATCAAAGGTCAAACAGACAACAAACCCGTAACAGTAAATGTACCATGCGTTGAAATGTACAACGACGGTTCAGTATGTCCAATTCTTTCAGAAGTACGTCCTTGGTTTAAAGATCCTTCATTAGAAGAAATGGGTCGTAAATACTGGAAAAAACGTAGTTTCATCTATCACGGCTTTGTACCTAAAGACGGCTTAGAAGAAAGAGAACCACCTGAAAATCCAATCCGTAGATTTATTATCGGACCACAAATTAACAAATTAATTCACGCAGCATTAACTGACGAAGAATATACAGAATTGCCTACAGACTATGTAAATGGTTTTGACTTTACATTACGTGTTGGCAGCAAAGGCGGTTTTGCAGACTATTCAACATCAACATGGAAACGTAATACACGACCATTAAGTGAAGAAGAAAGATCAGCAATTGATAAATTTGGCTTGCCTAACTTAGCAGATTACTTACCTAAAAAACCAGGTGACGTTGAACTTAAAGTTATGTTAGAAATGTTTGAAGCATCTGTAAATGGCGAAGCATATGACTTAGAACGTTGGGGCAAATACTTTAGACCGTACGGCGTACAGTTTGACGAAAATGCAGCACCAGCACCTACTGCTACAGTAGCACCTGTTATAGCACCAGTGGCACCTGTAGTTCACGCAACCGAAGACGCTGCTCCATGGGACGAACCTCCCGGCATTGTTAATGCATTTACTCCGGCACCTGCAGCATCAAGCGATTCTCGTGCTAATGATATTTTAGCAAGAATTCGTAATCGCGGCTAATTAAGATGTAACGGATTAACGTAGCAAGGGGTCTTGCTACGTTACAATGTACGGAGTATACTCATGGCAACAAAAACATTCGATTTAACAAAATTCAGAAAAACTCTAACAAAAAGCATTGACGGTCTAGGTGTGGGATTTAATGATCCTACTGATTGGGTCGGTACAGGTAACTATGCGCTTAACTATCTTATTAGTTCAGATTTTCATAAAGGAATTCCATTAGGTAAAGTAACTGTGTTTGCAGGAGAATCAGGTGCAGGCAAAAGTTATATCTGTTCAGGTAACATTGTTAAGAATGCACAAGAACAAGGGATCTATGTAGTACTAATTGATTCAGAAAATGCACTTGACGAAGCTTGGCTACACGCATTAGGGGTAGATACTACCGAAGAAAAACTTCTTAAACTTAACATGGCTATGATTGATGACGTGGCTAAAACTATTAGTGAGTTTATGAAAGAATACAAAGCAATGGAAGACAAACCAAAAGTTTTATTTGTAGTAGATTCGCTAGGTATGTTATTAACTCCGACTGATATTAATCAATTTGAAGCTGGTGATTTAAAAGGTGATATGGGTCGTAAACCTAAAGCACTTACTGCACTTGTTCGTAACTGTGTTAATATGTTCGGTAGTCATAATGTAGGATTAGTGTGTACTAACCACACGTATGCAAGTCAAGATATGTTTGATCCAGACGATAAAATATCAGGCGGACAGGGATTTGTTTATGCATCAAGCATTGTAGTAGCAATGAAAAAACTTAAACTAAAAGAAGATTTAGATGGTAACAAAGTTAGTGAAGTTAACGGTATTCGCGCATCATGCAAGATTATGAAAACTCGTTATGCTAAACCATTTGAAACTTTGCAAATTAAAATCCCATATACCACAGGTATGAATCCATTTAGCGGCTTAGTTGACTTATTTGAGAAAAAAGGTATGCTATCAAAAGATGGTAATAGACTTAAATACGTGGCTACTGACGGTACTGAAATTAAACAATATCGTAAGGAATGGGAAAGTAATGCTAATGGCGCTCTTGAAAGAGCAATGGCTGAATTTACCGATAAACCGTTAATATCTAATGACATTGATGATATTGACGATGAATACGTCACGGAGGACGAAAATGTTGAATGAAACACAAATTGCTGATGTATGGTTGTTATTTGCCGATTATATTGATAAGAAACAAGCAGAAATTGCTGCTGAAAGATTTATTGAATTACTAGCAGATTTTGGTGCTAGTGATCGTACTTTTCAAAGTACAACAGGAGTTGATCCTGTATTAGATCAAGCTATTACTTATTATTTAGAAGATAATAGTGATGACGATGACGATTATTCAGATTTGGAGTTTTAATGAGCTGGTATTCTACAATAGCCAACGATATAACAAAGTTACCTAATGGCATTTTGCATTTTCAAATAGAATTGACAAATGCCAAACAAGAGTGTAAAATAACAGGAAATGTAGAAAAAGCGTCGGCAGCAATGCCAGGCATAGTAGAACATCGGTACAATCAGCTTCAAGAAATTGAAGCTATATTAGAGTTCCTTAATATCGAACTTAAACGATTAAAGAGTTATCACTTTAAAAAATACTTAAAAACATCCGCAAGAGCATTAGCAGTCGCGACTGTGACAAGTACGTAGAAGGCGAAGACGACGTAATTGAATATGAACTTATTATTAACGAATTTGCGTTACTAAGAAATCAATGGTTGGGTATTACAAAAGCCTTAGATCAAAAGTCGTATGCATTGAGCAACATTATACGATTAAGATGTGCAGGTATGGAAGACGCAACTCTCTAACTAAAATGACGGGCTTAGTGCCCGTCACTACTATAAAGGTGTATAACACATGAACACAATTGATAACTTGCTTCATTTTGTATTTCTTGAAGCAATGACTACAACTCCGCCCTTCTCATCAAGAGATAATAAAACATTGCAAAGTTTACACACTGCAATGCAGTCCAATACGTATATTACTGAAAAACAAGGTACGCTGTTACTTGCAATTTTAAGTAATCAATTATACACACCATTTATGCTATTAGCTAACGCTAATTACAAAGAATACTTAGATAATCCACAATGGAAAAATTCGTTTCGTATACTTCCAGATATTAAGAAAATTTATCATATTCCGGCAGGCTCAGATCGTATTCCAGAATGCTACGGATTACGCGATAATTATACAGGCGTAATTGCAATTGAGTTTACATTCTCTTCTATTATCCGTAATCATTTAAAACCACTATCGTCGGTAGTTCATCAAGTAAGATCCGGGTCGTTTTACATTGCAGACTATACAGAACGTAACTTATATACTGTAATGAAAAATTTAGAACAGTATAATTTTAATGTTGAACCCGAATTACTTGAGCATTATGATACAATTAATGCATGGGATAAAGCAAATATAGACAGTCAATTCTTAATCAAAAATATTAACTTTCCTATGTTTGCAGATGCATTTACTAATGATTTAGGTAACAATGTTAATCTAAATGATTTAATAATTAAAGACCGCAAACATCGATATCAATATACCAACCATGTTGCATGTAATAACAATACATTAACAGAAACTATTGCAAATCGTACAAAAACAAAAATATGGATTAACAGTGACACCCAGTCGTTAACCGAGGTTGTTAAATCGTTAGTTGAGTTAAAAAGATTACCGTTATTAGTTGTGTTTGATCAAACTACACCATTAACTACCATTACTCAGTTTAATGAATTGTCAACGGCGTTAACCAAAAACGGAATCACAGATAACATTGGTATCTATTTTAGGTTAGATAATACTCCTGATGGCAAAATATTTAATGACGGAATTGCAAATAGAAAGTATAATAGTATGCTTGATGAATCAACAACTGTTGCGGGTGTGCTAGGCGGTAAACTACCAAAGTTCTTTCTTAAAACAGGGTGGAAACCTATGAGTGTATTGTGTATTAAGAATACATTGCGGCAAAGTAAAACTGCAGTATATGCAAAGTGTAGTGATTTAATTATTACATATACTCCAACAGAACCATTAATTGAAACGAGGAACATATGGGAGTCAAGTTAGTCATAAAAGACGAAGTTAACATTAAGTTTGATCATTTACCGTTAGACGTGCGTAAACGATTAGTAAACGCTTTTAAGTATGAAGTTCCGTATGCTAGATACCAACCTGCATTTAAGTTAGGTAGGTGGGACGGAACTGTAAGTTTATTTGGGTTAGGTGGGACGGGATATTTAAATAATTTAGAAGCTATCTTAAGTATACTGAATAAAAACGGTGTTGAGATATCCGAAATAGAAGATTTACGAAATCATTATAACTTAGATTTTATACCAGTTACAGAAACATATTGGGCAGATCAAGGTAAGGTATGGCCAGAAGGTCATGCTATAGCAGGGCAACCTATTATGCTACGCGACTATCAAGTTGACGCTATTAACAAGTTTTTACAGCAGACACAAGCATTACAAGAGATTGCAACTGGTGCAGGTAAATGCCAACCTTACTCTAGTAAAGTTTTAACACCGGATGGATGGAAGACAATGGGCGAAATGCAAGTTGGGGATTATGTAATAACCCCAACTGGAAAATCAGTGCCAATATTAGAAATTTATGAACCAGGAATTAAGGATGTGTATGAACTTTCATTCTATGATGGACGATCTGCAAGATCATGTGAAGACCACATATGGCCAATATATAATATTGGGTGGGGCAGATCGGCAACAGGGCCAATACGGAATATTTCAACACGCGAGTTAATTAAACTAAAAAAATCTACTAAGAGATCAGTTGGGATCCCGTTAGCTACTATGGAATATGATAATACTGATATTAATTTACCATTAGATCCATGGCTGTTAGGGTTTTTATTAGGTGACGGTAGTTTTAGAAATAACCATGTTGGATTTAGTTCAGCTGATGATGAACTAATTAACAAAGTTTCATCAAAGTTAGACGAAAACTATAAAGTTACGCATGTAACACGGTATGATTATGGAATTTCATTTAAAACTGATAAAATTTTACAAAATAAAAAATCGTTACATATGAAAAGTAAAATTAGAAATGAAAAAGGATATATTACTGATTCTAAAAGTTCATTTCATAAATATATTCAAATTTTAACAGACCTTAACTTAATGGGGACATACAGCCATTCTAAATTCATACCTGAAATATATTTTAAAGGTAGTTTAGAACAACGATTAGAACTTATACGAGGATTAGTTGATAGTGATGGAACAATTGACAGAGCTAGTGTTAAGTTTACATCGGTTAGTTATGAGTTAGCGGTCGGATTTCAAAGATTAGTTAGAAGTGTTGGCGGAATTGCAAAACTTTTTACAAAAACTAATAATACATATATGTATAATGGAATAAGAACCCCGTGTAAAGATTCTTATACCGTGTCTACTAAGTTTCCTAAACCGTGGTTGCTTACATCATTATCTAGGAAACAAAATGCTACTAACTTTAAATATCAATATGGAAATACTTTAAAACTTAATATTACAGATATTAACTTAGTATCTACTGAACCAGTTAAATGTATTTTAATTGATAGTCCGGATCATTTATATATTACTGATGATTATATTGTAACTCATAACACAATAACAACAGCAACGCTTGCGCACGTATGCGAACCACATGGTCGTACTATTGTTATTGTACCGAACAAAAGTTTAGTAGAACAAACACACGAAGATTTTGTAAGTGTTGGATTAGATGTCGGAATGTATTATGGTGATAAAAAAGACATGAACAAAACCCATACAATATGTACATGGCAAAGTTTAAACATATTAGATAAGAAAAGTAAAAATCACGAACATGAAATTATATCATTAGCAGAGTTTTTAGATGGAGTTAGTGCAGTTATTGTTGACGAAGTACATATGGCAAAAGCAGATGTATTGAAAAATCTACTTACTCATAACTTATGTAATGCTCCAATTCGATGGGGGTTAACTGGAACTATACCTAAAGAAAAGTTTGAATACGAACAGATATTTGCAAGTATTGGACCAGTAGTAGGCGGTATTAAAGCACACGAATTACAAGAAGCAGGTGTATTATCAGACTGCCATGTAAAAGTATTACAATTAATTGACTTAAAAGAGTTTAGGGCATATTCAGATGAAATAACATATCAAGTTACAAACGAAGATCGTATGAGATATATTAGTGATCAGATTAAAGAAATTGCAGAAACAGGTAATACCTTGGTGTTAGTTGGACGCATTGAAAGTGGTAAGATATTAATTGAAAATATTCCAGATGCTGTATTTGTATCAGGTAATGTAAAAACAAAAGATAGAAAAACAGAATACGACGAAATTAAAACATCAACAAACAAAATTATTGTAGCAACGTACGGTGTGGCAGCAGTCGGTATTAATATTCCACGTATCTTTAACTTAGTGCTAATTGAATCAGGTAAAAGTTTTACAAGGGTTATACAAAGTATTGGTAGAGGAATTAGAAAAGCACATGATAAAGATTTTGTGCAAATTTATGACATTACTAGTACATGTAAATATGCTAAAAGACATCTAACAGAACGTAAAAAATTCTACAAAGATGCAAAATACAAATTTGAAATTAATAAGGTAGATTGGAAATGAACATTTTAACAGTTAACAATGAGTACTTTTCACTCAACAGCCTACCTGACGAAGTTGATGATAGCATGCGATTTGGCATACTAGATAACAGCAATCCACAGGATCCAGACTTCTTTTTTGCACCGTTAATCTACTTAGAATCATTTAACGCACCTGCAATGGTATTAAAGATCGGTGAGTACGAAGTAACTATGCCAATCGATTGGTGTATTGCAGTTGGCGATAGTACTAGTGCAACACACATTGAAATACTACCACTGACTAGCTTAAACGATAGAGGGTTTGACGCATTAATTTTTAATCCAATATCTGACTTTAGAATTGAATTTATGAAAATAGAAATTGTAAATTTTTACAATGATGTTAAGTGGTATTTTCCTAAAATGAAAATAGGACACTTATTAGCAACCCCATTAACACAGAAGGTTCGACCACCGTGTGCATACTTTGTAAAAGAAGTATCAAGACACAGCGAGTTAATACATTTAGACAAATTATTATAGGACATTTATGGCATTAAAAGTAGCGTATTTTACACCAACGATTGTTGCAGCGGATCAAGTTCCGCCTGTTGAATTTAGTAAATTATTTAACTTAGTAGGAGAGTTGCATAGTCATCCGGAATTACATGAAAGTGAAAATCCGTTTGTTTCTGTACGTGGCGGTCAACATATTCAAATACATCCTGCAAGAGTTGAATTAGATGCAGCATGGTTAGTTACTTGGATAGAAAAAGTATCACAAGAGTATGTTGATGTTATCTCAGAACAATCCGGCACACACGATCTTAAAGTATGTAAACCGGTAGTTGTTAATGTATGGACTACACGGCAATTTGAAGGTGATTATCATGAAATGCATTCGCATCTAGGTAGTCATCTTAGTGGTAATATTTACATTAGCGCACCTGAGTTAGCAGCCAATAGTACTGCATCAGATGGGAAGTTTGTATTAAAGTTACCACAATCAAAGGATATTTCAAGATTTGTTATGCACGAAGTATGGCAAACAGATCCAACTCCTGGTACATTTGTATTATTTCCAAGTTCGTTATCGCATGCAGTATATCCATGGAAAGGAAATGGGCATAGAACAGTAGTGTCGTTTGAAGTATCGTTAGTACCTATTGAAGAAGAGGATACTAATGAGTGAAAAATTAGAACTAAAAGAAAAGATCCAAGCAGTTGATCTTGGACTTAAAGAATTATGGGATGAACTTGATGCAGATAATCAAAAATCTCTTAAAGGCGAACTATACATTCTAAATAGATATATTAGTAATGTAAAAGGCCAGCCAAGAGATATACAAGAGCATTTTGTGTATTCTGTAAACGAATGCTTTAATAAAAATTGGTTTGATTTACAACAACACCCAAAACTTTTGTGGATGCTGTTATGCTTGTGTTCTTACAACGGTGAGAAAGTATTCTTTCATCAATGGATTGGTTTTAAAAAGAAAGACAACCTTGATAATAAAAAAGTTGCATTCTTAGCTGAACTGTATCCTAGTATGAAGATGAAGGAAGTCGAAATGCTTGCATCACTAACTACTGATAAAGAAATGACCGTGCTTGCTAAAGAATGCGGAATGGATGATAAAGACATTAAAAAGAAACTTAAAAAATGAATCTAACATCTTCTAAACCATTTGAATGTCAATACTGTAAGAGTAAATTTGTAAAAGAATCTACCCTTATGGTTCATGTTTGCGAATCAAAACGCAGAGCATTAGCAAAAACAGACAAACATGTAGTATTAGGATTTGAAACATACAATACGTTTTATCAAAAAACACAAAACTTCCATGGCAAGAAAACATATGATGATTTTTGTAAAAGTCCGTATTATAATGCATTTGTTAAGTTTGGAAGTTTTGTTAGTAATGTAAAACCGTTGTACCCTGATAAATTTATTATATATGTAGTAACAAGTGGCACTAAGTTAGATCATTGGTGTAGAGATGAATTATATGACAAATACGTTGTAGAATTAATTAGAACAGAATCTGTAGACACTGCATTAGAACGTAGTATTACTCATATGTTAGCATGGGGTGATACTAATAATGCACAGTGGAATCATTATTTTTTATATGTAAGTTTGAACAGAGCTATGTATGATATCAAAGATGGAAAGATTAGCCCATGGATTGTGTTAAACTCAAATCAAGGTAAGCTAATGATAAAACGATTCAATGACGAACAGATTGCAGCAGTGAGTAGTGTGTTAGATATACCATTTTGGTTTAACAAGTTTAAGCATTTACCGGCTGATGTAGAGCTTGTAAAAACTGTGGTTAAGGAGAGTAATCTGTGAACATAAATATTGCGGTTGCATTAAAACCGCTTTACATTTGGAGGTTTATCACACATGCCGGACATTGACATAGATTTCTTTGACAGATCGACTGCACTATCAAAAATAAAACATGTTACGGCAGCCATTAGAAACGAAAACACTTTTAAGAGACATAATACCGGCGTTTACTGTCAATATATACCACACAACCCTGTATCAGGAGTGAGCACAATTGATTATAAAGAAGCCGAAGATAGGGGTTATTTTAAGATTGATTTTCTAAATGTCAACATATACAAAGACATTAAAGACAATAATCATTTACTACATTTAATGGGAACTGAACCAATATGGGAACTATTACTTCAAGAAGACTTTGTAAATCTACTATTTCATATAAACGGG